CTTTAGTTCTCGCTTGCCCCTGTATTCTCCATAGCAGGTGTAGTAGAGGTCTTTTCCATTGTCTCCACCTGCGATGTAAAAAGGTTTGCAAGCTCGGTATCGTTAAGCAAGTCGAGTAGCATTATCGGTATTTCTGCAAGGGATGGCTCGTAGGTTTCCACATCCTGCTGATTAAGGATTGCAAGGATAGTCAATACAGCCTTTTTATGCTGTTTAAGTCCTATCTTTACAGCCTCTTTGTAGTTTTTCATTCGTATCAAGCCTACGAGAATCTTATTCTGCGCAATTTCGGCTAATGGGTCAATCAAATCTGCCATAGCGTCCAATGCTTTTTCGCCTTTTATATCCGATAATCTCATTTATTATGCTCCCTCTGTTGCTGTTGCGACAATTACGATATCGCCTGTTGCCTGTGCGATTGTTACTGTACCTGCGGTGTATGCGGTAGTAGTGATGTCCTCACCACCCATAAGTACAACCACATTATCAAGGGTGTATCCCTCGTCTGCGGTAAGGGTAGTGGTAAACGCCTCGCCACTTGCTACATAATGCTCGGTGTAGGTGCTTGTAACGTGTGATAAGGTCTGTGATACCTTGTAGCTCGTTTCCTCGCTTGCATCCATTGAGTAGAATACCATAGGTACTTCGCTCTGATTGTTAATGGATACGTGACCTGTAAGCTCAAGGGCGGTCTGTCCTTTTCCATTCTTAGAGGTCTGCAAGCTGAAACCGCCTGTTGAAAGTGCGTTCTTAAGCTGAATTGCAACAAGTCCTCCGTCTGCCTTATCTCCTACCCACCAAATGTCGCTAAAGTCGGTCTGCGCAAGGTCTTTACGAGGTACGATTGCGCTTGTCTGTGCGTTGATATCTGCGCATCCAAGGGCAAGCTTGATAAGCTCGGGGCTTGTTCCAAGGGATGTGGTGGAAATCTTGCACTCCCAAGAATCAAGGTGCTTAAGCTCTTTCATATTTACAGGTACGTTGTCAACGTCCTCTCCTAAGTCCGAAAACGTAGGTACGCAAGAGGGGTTGATACCGCCTGTGGTTGCGCAAATGATATCCTCATCGGCAGGGGCTACAGGGTTTGCAGGATTAAATCTCTTAAGAAGTACACCTGCATCAAGCTGTAACGCATTAAAGGTATCCTCGGGAATTACTGTGAATTTTCCCATCGTTTGTCTCCTTTCATCAATAAGCCGTAAGATACTCGGCTTGTATGTTTAAATAAATCCTCCTCACATTGCCATCTTCATCGGACATGCGCTGTGCAAATGGTGTTCCCTTGGCTATGTAAAGCCTACCATTGTCGAGCTTGATGGATGGGGGATTCATCTTAACGATTGCCTCGGATATTTCCTCTGCCTTATCTGAGATATCTTTCCACGAATTGGAGCGATACCAAAGGGATGCCGACATGTTAAGTATATTTCCGAGGCTATCTGTTGCTACGCTATATGTTATGTAAGGCATTTGGGCATTATCGGGAACATCGGTTGAATCATAAGCCATAAGCCCAAACGATTGCCAAAAATTCTGTAACGCTTGTAATTTATTCATCTATGCTCCCTGTTAATGTCCACTCTTCGGCTGATACTTGCCTCATATCCAATGTGGCACTTACAGGAGTGTGGTTATCATCCCCATCGGATGTAACCCTAAAAATCTTCCCATCTGATGTCCTCTTGAATACATCGTGATATTGAAGATTGAGTGCCTTGGATGTGGTCACAGTATACAGAGCCGTTACACCTTGCTTTTCTGCTACTCTTGCTTCAATAGAGCTATCAAGCACTATTGCCGCCTTAAAAGGTGCGCCCTCTTTCCAAACTTGCGTATACCCACCATATCCATCCGCAATAGTGGTCTTGTCGAGGATTATGCAATTAACCATGTAATCATCAAGCAAACTCATAATTTCCTCCACAGCTTAAGCTTTTTTGCGAATGTTGATTGCCATGTGGGGGATGTGCTACCATCTGCACTTCCTCCACTAGCCTTGCTGTAGGAATACCCTCCGAAGCTTTCGGATTGGAAAGGAGACATTGCGACAGAATCAACGCTCTCATACTTGTCACACCAAGCTTTGATGTCATCTGCCAAGTCGAGTACATCCTTGGGGATTGCCATTAACCACAATCCCCCTCGGAATGTCTCATCTGTGAGCGTTAATTCATCGGTATATTGATATACTCCGTCATTAAAAACGCTTCCGACAATGCGGAAATACTGATTAGGCTGTATCTTTGACAAGAATAACGAATCCGTAACCTTGCCATCTTCGATAGTAACATCACCGATTATGCGCTCCTTGTCAAACCAATTATTCAATTCATGGCACAGCTCATTCAGCATTCTTCTTTGTCCTTTCCTTTTTTGCTTTAGAAGCACTAGAAGCCTTTTTAGTGGTTGATGTGGTGGGCTTCTTCTCTTTCGTAGGGTTTTCCTTGCTTTCTTCCACTACAGGCTCATCATTGATTTTCTCGGTCTCTTCGACTTCCTCAATCTCTTCGACTTCCTCGATTTTCTCAATCAGAGGAATGCCTCTCCTGTTTGCCGATGACGATAGCTCTTTATACCGCTCCTCACTAACCTCAAGCCCCTCGTGGGGGAATACATCCCCCACTTGATACTCGTGGTTGTGGTCTTTTAAGTCGGTAAAATACTTAATAACCCGATATCCCATATTAAGCTCCTGCGTTAGATACGCTTCTAGTGTAGTAGGTCTTTCCGCTCACTACCTCGGTATCCGTAGTGCGGAAATAGTTGTTATTTGCATCCTTTTCGTAGTACATCTTCTCAGCAGGGTTTCCTGTGGGAGATACTACAGCGGTAAAGGTCTCTGTACCTACATTTACTACAGCGATGCCATCAAGATACTCTGCCCAAAGAGTCATGCCCATAAGAGCGAATACCTCTCCTACCGCTGTGCCATAATTGCCATTAGCGTGGAATCCGATAAGATTGGTCTCTCCGTCTACTGTGTAATCAAGACCAAGCTTTGCAAATTCGGAATCGCTAGGGTCTACATAGTAGAGGTCGATATTCTCTACAGGTAATGCAATTACTGTTCCCTCTTCGATGTCGGGAGCGGAAAGGAGAAACAGGGTAGAATAACCCATGAAATCCTTTACATAGTTGATGCCGAATGCGGTCTGTACTGTGATGTTAGCCGCACCGATGTACCTGTAAGCATCAAGGATGTTTGCAAAGCCAACAACATCGGTTGCTGTCTTGCGCATGTGCTGAAACTTATCAAGTACATTTGCCTTTGCCATTGCAAGTGCCATCTGCCATGTTGATACCGCACTCGTGAGACTTCCTGTGTTGAGGAAAGTGTAGAATCTTGTAAGCACTCTAATGGTAAGCTCATTGAGAAATGCGTCATCGGTTTTCTGTACAGCTACAGCCGCTCCGTACTTGTTTACAGCTTCGATAGAGGTAGCCTTTGCATACTTCTCGATTTTTACATCTCCGTATGCAACTTCCTCAACCTCTGTCTGTGAGTAAGGGATTTCATTTCCCTCCCCTACTTCTCCATCCTCAAGAGTGCAAGAAGCCTTGTAAGCTACAAGCTTTGTTCCTGCGGTCTTTTTAATAGGTCTCATAATGCCAAGGATTGCTCTCAGAGCATCCCAATTCTGTGCGAAGCGTGATACAAAATCAAGCTCTCTCACAGTAACATCAATGTTTGCTTCTTTGGTCAAATTTTCCTTTGCCATTTTAATCCTCCTTGTTTAAGAGATACTCTCTCAAGGCATTCTGCCTCTCCTCAGTATCCTTGATTTTCATAATATCCTCTTTGCTTAAGACCTTGCCTCCATTTCCCTCGGGAGGGGTCTTAGTTTCCGCACCTTTCTTGGATTCCTTAACGATGAAATCTTCCCACTCTTTGGAAAGGGATTTCTTTAAGTCCTCGATGCCCTCAATCTTGCCATCTTTGTCAAGCTTGATATCCTCCATATTGGATACCTTTAAAACAGCATCAATTCTCTTCTCGGAAATACCGATTTCCTTAAGTAATGCCCTGTAAGCCTCGGTTTTAGTAGCCTTGGTTTTCTCGGATTCTATTGCTTTCTTGTAATCAGCAAATTCCTCCTTGATAGCCTCGTACTTAACCTTGTAGCTGTCTTTTGAGGAATCCTTAAGGGCTTCAAGCTCCTTTGTAAGCTTTTCAACCTCTTTGGTCTTTTCCTCGTAGTCCTCTGCGGATTTCTTGTACTTGTCTCTCTCCTCCTTGAGGGCTTCTACAGTTTCGCTATGTGCTGTGATGATTTCATCAACTTTCTCCTGCTCAATTCCTAGAGCGGAGAGGAATTTCCTTGTTAGGCTCATTTTATATCCTCCTATGCCTCGGCAAGCGTTACCTTGCTTGTTAGAATATGTTTACGC